AACTTGATTCCAATTCAAATCTTCAGACTCAATTTTTGTAGCGAGGTAGTCATCGACACCTTCGTTTAAAAATTTAAAAGTGCTAGGGTCTTGGGCAAATAAAATACCAGCATTTTTGTGCAAACTTTTTAAAGTAAAGGGACTCATACCATGAGACATAAAACCCTTTTTAACTGCATTATTTGTAACTTTAAGAAGATTACCTATACCCTGCCGTTTAGCTGCCATAGCTAAAGCGTAGCCTTTCTCTTCTCCTTCTTGTTTTTCTCTAACTCCAAGAGCTTCTGCCCAATCTGCTGCTGCTCCCGATGCGTTGCCCAAAAAGTCAGCCATCTCTTTTAAACGATAGCTTCCTGTATTATTTAAAGCAGAAGGAGAAACCCCAGGAACTTGTGTTCCTGCCTGAGGCTGTGCCTGAGGTCTTCCCCCTACGGCTTGAAACAAATCTTTATATTGCGGTCTTTTAGGCATGATTATTTTCTTACATCAGAGGCGTTAACTGTAGTTTTAGATACTTTAACATCGTTACCTATGTATCCACCTTTATACAAACCAGCTCCAGCACTTGCAGCTTGCGCTCCAAAATTTAAAGCAGCGGCAAAAGCACTCGGTTCTTGAACAGGTTGCTGTAAGTTAAACATCTGCTGCTCAGTACTAAGGCCGATCATTTCTAAATTCCTATCTAATTCCCTAGTTCTTAGTTTCTGTTCAACTTCTAAAGAATGCATATAAGCACCCTGTTGACTTTCAATCTCAGAAAATAAATGATCTATTGAAAGACCCGAAACTCCTCCAGCCGATGCTGAAAGAGTAGCCCTAGATTTAGCTTTAGCAGTTTCTTGTGCTAGTATTTGTCGTTTTCTAGCCGTGGCTTCTCTATTTTGGATGTCTTGAGCTATTGCTGCGGATGCCCTCTGCTGTCCTTCTTTTCTTTTAAGCTCAGCTTGGTGGGTTTGCCACGCTCTTTTCTCCTTAGCGGCTTTCTTTTGTGCGCCATGAGCCGTGGCTGTACCTACGGCTGACATAATCAGACTAGCTACAGTCATTTCTACAACACCACAACCAAGCATAAATGCACTAGGGTCAAACATCATCTCTCCTTTTGTAAAACTGTTTGAACGTACGTTTCTCCACGCCAAACTCTGCTACGTCAGCTATAAACCTAAACTTTAACCATTTCAACCATCGAATATGTATAGTGTTTCGGGCATCAACTAAATTATGTAATATATTGTACTCCCCGAACAATTTTTTTACCCAAAACTTTGAGTTCCTTAGAAAGGACATTCTATTTTTTACAAACATTTGATCGCTACCAAGGAACCAAACTGCTGCCATTGTTACATCGTCTCCTCCTGAAGGACTTGTGCCAAACATAGCTAAAGGCTCGTCTGTTTCTACGTCTCTAACTGTGTAGCACACATCAGAAACGCTAACACTTATATTCAAACCCTCTTCAGGAGAAATATTAGCTATAGCGTATATCTCATTCCGGTCAGCTTCCCTTAAATTTGGGCCTAAAATAGCGGGATCATCCTCCCGTGCGAGAGTGATCTTAGCGTATGGGTAAACCCATTCGTTAGGTTTGGCGGAATCGACTGTAGTAAGTGGCTTCATATTCCATTGTTAAAAGGCAGCATGGGAAAGGCGTATCGTTAGTTATCTGGATGTCCACTAAACTTCCTTTTGATCTTACAGGAAATTTAAATATACCATCCTTTAACACATGGTTCCCACCCACTGTAAACCCTTCAGTGTTTAGCAGTCTGCTTTCAAAAGCATAAGTATTAGTAACTCTACCTTCAGGAGTTACTTTGACTTTAAAACTAGAAGAATTATCGTAAGTTAAATTCCCGTGTCTTACTTGGAAACGCCCTGACCCAGCGTTGCCACGGGTTCCCTGCTCACCTTGAACTTTGAGGTAAGGCTTGTTTAGTGTGTAATCAAAAGAATACTGGTCTCCTAACCAGAGTTTACGGGAGGTAATATCTCCAGCTATAGTAACTGTATTTGTATTGCCAGACTGATTTACAATAAACCTAGTACCAGACTTTTCTGAACCTTCAGCTCTAGTGGCTACATCTACAGTACCATATGAAGTGTAAGGTAAAACTATAGTAGTAAGCTGCGTATTAGAATCATAAGATAAACTACAGTCTGACTCTTTGACTCGCCTATCTAAAGCTGTTTTGTATTCTGATCCTGTATCTTTGTCTCCTTCTTTAAAAGACATAGACTCAATGTACAGTCCGTCAGTTCTTGAAATAACTAGATACAAATCCTTTTCGATAAAGTCTAAGTTCTTTACTGAAGAACCTTCATCAAAAACAAACTTAGACCAAGACGATTGTACCCTATCTCTTCCCCTATAAAGGTAACGATACACATACAAACCATTAGTCAGACCTGAAGCAGTTAAAGCTACAGTAGGATCTGCAGAGCTGCTGGTCATTTTTGTTACATTTCCTGAAATATAATTAGGAATATGTGCGCTGATGTCTTGCCCATCCATCTGCTCAGTATCTGGAGATACAAAGTATTGCATGATACCTGAGAAATCTCCTCTAGAGAATGGGAAATAAATACTGCTGCCGCTTACCGTTGAGTCAGTAGTTGTGTCTACTTCAAACTCTGTTTCTTGAGAGATAGACACAGAAGAAGGAGTAAGTACGTCACCCCCAGTTAACTGAAACTGAGTTCGATCAGAGAATAGAATCAAGTTACGACTAAAAGGTACTGCACTCTTTAGATTAGACACTTTGTTGTGGCTGGCCCGTATATCTACAGGGTCAGTACCCAGAGTTTGAGTAACTGTAGTTCTAAAGAAGTTAAAATACTCCCCTGTTTCTGACATGGATATATTTTCTCCAGAAAGAAACGCTAACCTATCCCTAAACAGAACTATGTTTCTAATTTTTGTACCTACAAACGATGGGTTTGTATTAGATATTGTGTCTCCTACCAAACGGTCAGCCCAATCAGCCTGTTTAAAAGTAAAATCTCCAGAAGACTCTCGTATTAGAGTGTGGCAAAAAGTGGAAGCATCTAGTTTATATTCTATGTTTGGAGCTGTGTCTTCAGCCCATGTTCCTTTACCAAAGGTATTGTTTGTAGGTGAATCTGCAGTAAATTTTACATAGTAATCATCAGCGTTTGTCTCTACATCTCCAGCAATCTTAGCCCTCTGCCCATCCCTACAGTACATAGGTAAGTTAGTAAAATCATCCGTCTCATACTTAACTACTCCCATAGCTCCATCTCCTATAGAGTCAGAAGTAGTTATCTCAAAATCAGTCCCGTCGTCCTTATAAATTTCTATAGTAGATCCTACAGAAGACCCCGAACCTACTTGGTTAATAGTGTACCCAGACAAACTACCAATGTTAGATACCAAAGAAGACGCAATAGAATCTGTGGCTATGTTTGTTCGATGAGATGCTACGGAACCATCTGGTGTGGTGTACTGAAACTCAGAAGCATCAATAGTTACATTGTAATCTGTTCCGTAATCCCCTTGTTTTATGTAGACGTAAGCTTTGTATCGTGTGTCTGTAGTTGTAGCTGAATCCATAGCTACTGTAGTATCTGTGTTAACTACAAAAGTGTAGTCGGCTATACTCGTAGCTTTAAAAACAGAAGAAGGAGTAGTGGATAAAAGATAAGCGGCTCCATTTGTAGTAGTTACAGATTTTTCTGTTTTATTAATTAAATCAAAAACAGCTATAGGATCTAAGCTGACTTCTTGAGTACCTGAACCAGCATCAGTTATATCTACAGCACTACCTCCGCTAGTTGTAGATACTTGAAAGTCATCAGTAGTAGGATTTATAACATAGTACCTAGAGGTTTGATTCAAAGTACCCAGGGTAGAACCGTAGAACCGTACCTCATCACCTGCGGCTAGCCCGTGGGCTGTTACATTTACTCGGTCAGTTGTGTCGTTTAGTGAAGAAATAGTTTTCTTAGAAGCGGCCCTTAAAAATACCATGTACCTTTCGGTGGCATCTCTGTTCAAAGCATCGGCCCAAACTTCTGACGGAGCTGTGTTAAAAACTTTAGCTATATGCTCAGTAGGGTTGCGTTTAGACAGGCCAATTACAGGAGATGAGAACCCATTGATTTGTTCCTGAGCTTGGCTAGGAAATCTTTGGGAATCAGCCTGTTGCGATACCCCATTCAGTAGGTTCTGAATTGTGGTGCTTATTTGTGGCATCTTACCAAGCGGTAGTACGGCGATAATCGCTAATAGTTTTTAAAGGTAGAGTAGAATCAAACACAGAATAGTCTGAAGATTCTGCATCGTACTCTCTTAAAGCAGCGAGAGCTACCAGCTCTTCTCGCGTTCCTGTTTGGTTTAAGTCCGGCGATCCTACTGCCCTGTCTTGAAACACCCTAGCAGACCTTAGAGTTATGTACCTTCGGGCTGTTTCAGGCAGGTCTTCCCAAGGAAGAGAGATAACTTCTGTAACTTTTAGCTCTGATTCATCAAAAACAAATGAATTATCAGCCCTGTTGTAGAGCTTATTACCCCTAAGAGTGACATCCATATCACTATAAACGCCTACTTTTGTATCAATTCTTAGGACAGTTGGCCCTAGAACAATCTCTTTATCAGCATTAGGGGTATGTTTTACATCG